AAGCTTGAGTGGTATGCAGAACAAATGGAAGTGACAGTTGATTACATTTTAGATGAGTTCTTTATCGAAGGCCATCTACTCATACCAGAAAGCTGCACCCCTTATGATTATGAGTGTGCCAGTTGAATAAAGTGGCACAAGCCCCCTTTACAGGAGCCCTCTGGCATCCTATTATGGCCACATGAAGAACAACACGCAACCGACCCGATGAAAGACATTCGAATTGAGGTGCAAACTTACGATGGTTGTGTCACAATCTGGTATGAACGTTCAAGGTTAAAAAATGCCTGTGATTCTATCCACAATCGTGTATTGAAACAACTTGCTGGTTTGAATCTCAAGCGTGTCGAAGTTTCTGTGATCTGATTATGCAATTCCAAGTTACTGAAATTGAGTTTGATTTTGATGATGAAGAATACGTCTTCGATCACAATGAACAACAGAATCTCATTGAGGAAACTGTAGGACACATCTGGGAGGCAGATGATGAAGATGATCTCGTAGAAGAGATCACATGTGCTACAGGTTGGTGCATTAAGTCCATTGATTACCGTTCTATTCTTAACTAAAACTCATGGCAACTCGCTCTCGCATCGGTATTCAACTCGCAGACGATTCTGTGCTCTCAGTGTATTGCCACTGGGATGGTTACCCTGCCTTCAATGGTGTCAAACTCAAAGAACATTTCAACACTCGTGATAAAGTTGCTGAGTTGATTGATGGTGGCGACATCAGTGCTCTCTACACCAATGTTGGTTGGAATAATGAGACTCTGCCTGAATCTGGCCCATTATACTATTCTTCTCGTGGTGAAGATGTGCCACCTCGTCATGACAACAACATGAGTGACTATCTCACCAAAGGTGCAGAGGAGTTTGCTTATCTTTACACTCAACAAGGAGAGTGGTTATGCTATGATACTTGTCAGTGGCATGATTCTTATCTTGAAAGTGTAGAGATTCCCTCAGGAGAACTTGTCTACTGCTTATAAGATCAAAAAACGTAAAAAAGGTTCTAAAATGTAATAAAATGAATTAAAAATGGCTTTTTTAATTAAGCCTAATGTTTTAGAATCTTGATAATTATCGTGATTATTATGTGATTCTGATACGAATTCGGATCATTTAGCTCCTTATAAATGTGCTGAGTCCTTGTGATCTTAGCCTGCAGGCTACCACACAACCGCACAAATGTCAAGTCCCCCGAGTATAACCGAATCCCCCCAAAGTCCCTCAAAACATAAGAACCGCTCATAAATACTCCCAACCCACTTGACATAAACGCTCCGAGATCTTATAGTAGCTCCAGTAACACATTCCTCCAAAGCCATGTCAGTTTCTTATCTTCAAGCCCAGAAAAAGAATGTACGTGTCACGCTGGATCTTTCAGTGTACAATGACTTCGATGCCAGACAGATTGATTGGCGTAAGTTATTCGCACTCGATGGAGATGAGACTGTGGAGGCTTATGTGGAGGATCTCGATGTTGAGTGGTAAAGTATAACCGAAGACTCATAAGCAACTCTGATGGTTTAGCCCCTTGACTCCAGCCCCCTGATACCCTATTATGGCCATGTTGAGAGGAACACAACTGCATGGCACTCTACACTCAGGCAACCGATCTGCACACCAAACAAACAGTATGGGTGAGCACGAATGTTGTTAAGAATCGTGCACAACTTAATTCACACGGTTCTAACAGCATGAAAGCTGCAGGTGTCGATGGACTTTCTGCCGTTGAACTTGCGGATCTTCATACTGACTATCAGGGGTGGACACATTCAACTCCCCGTTATTACTGCAATCCTAAAGCTTCCCGAGTTTCGTTTGCTGCCTGATTCACACTTACTGAACACCTTCTACATTATCATCATGCGTTACATTCCACAAAGCAAGTACACTTTCGAAGAGATCTGTGAACAGTGCTATAATGCTATCAATCGTCCCTCGGTGATAGAATCGGCACTCAAGTATGACGAGCATCTTTATAATGAGATTCGTGAGTGTGATGCGTGGTGTAAAGAACTCGTAGCACAGTAAGGTATACAAAGAGGAATGAGATGCGCCTTATAAAGACACTCAACTAACAAACAGTTTCTAACACTTTTCTTTCTACATTATGTCTAAGCAAGTTCTTTTCTCCCTGCTGGATCGTGCCAACAATGGCAATGAGATTCTGTCGGTGATTGACAGTTTCGCTGCTGAGCTTCAGAGTGAGACTGTCAGTGATAATGGTACTCTGGAGGAGATTCAGTTCTGATGTAGCTTGGGGTGCTTCGGTTATACGTGGCACCCCTCTTATTCGTTTCAGCAGTTATTCGTGATCGGCAGTGTTTGTGGCGGTTCGGTTATAACGTCGGCGGGCGTAGCGGGGGTTATAAGCGTATAAGGGCGAACCGCGTTCTAAAAAAGGCAAACTACCCTAACCTACAGAGGTGACAATCCGAGCGACTTATATTCATCTCAAAAAAATTTCCGGAGGAAAAAATGCGAAGAAAACCCCCCTACTGGAATTTCTGGAAAGTTGTGCTTGCTGGATGGTTAATTAGATATCCAAAGACATTTTTTTCTGCGGGTTTCACGATTCTTGGGTTTCTTCTAGTGATGCTATATAATGCGTTGAGTTAAAAAAATTTCGTGGAAAAAATTTACCATATCTATGCTCGTGGTACATGCATCTATCATTCTCTAAAAGAAGAAGAATTTAAGTTGGCTTGGATTGCATTAAACCGTCTTGCGGATCTGGTAGCAGACAAATCAGAACTATCCTATGAAGAACTGATTGTAGATAAAAAGATTATACTTAATTCGTCCCATTGACAAATTCTAAATAAACTGATAAAATTGATCTGAAGGTTATTTTTTCTTATGGCAAAAGGATTTACGGTAAAGGCAAAAACTCCCCAGGTTCAGAAAGAAGAGTGGGATTATGTTGCAATTAAAGAAAGAATGAAAGGTAAGTCAATCGTCTTCTGTCTTCCTGGAAGAGGTTGTTCTTTTACTTTTCTCAAAGCATTTGTACAACTATGCTTTGATATGGTACAGAATGGTATGAGTATTCAGATTTCTCAGGATTACTCTTCCATGGTAAACTTTGCACGTTGTAAGTGTCTTGGTGCAAATGTTCTTCGTGGGCCTAAGCAAATTCCTTGGGATGGTAAACTGCAATATGATTATCAACTCTGGATTGACAGTGACATTGTATTCAACTCAGAAAAGTTCTGGCAACTCTGTGATCTTGCTCTGAATGCAGAAGGAGAGGAGAAGGAGATTGTTGCTGGTTGGTACGCAACAGAAGATGGACACACAACCTCAGTGGCTCACTGGTTGGAAGAAGATGATTTTCGCCGCAATGGTGGTGTGATGAATCACGAAAATGTGGAGGGTATCTCGAAACGTCGTAAGCCTTTCACAGTGGATTACACGGGATTTGGTTGGGTTCTGATTAAGAAAGGAGTCTTTGAAAATCTTGAATATCCTTGGTTTGCTCCAAAGATGCAAGTCTTTGAGTCCGGTGCGGTTCAGGATATGTGTGGAGAAGACGTTTCATTCTGTCTCGATGCCAAGGATGCTGGTTTTGAGATCTGGTGCGATCCGAGGATTCGTGTGGGACATGAAAAAACCAGAGTCATCTAAGACTTTTGATATCTTATATCAAGGCCGGAGAATCTATCAGAGTCTCTCTCATGAACAATGTGCAGAGGTACTAGAAGAAATCTCTCAACAATACTATGAAGATCAATCATTCGATGCAAACCTATTAGAACTGGAGGAACATTATGGCAATTAAAGGTGGAATGAATAAGGTAATCTTTGAACCAGGCCCACCGAAAAAAACTCGGCAGGGACGTTCAGCAAATACTTTGTTATCTGCTACCTCTCGTAATGGACGTAAAAAGAAATATCGAGGCCAAGGTAAATAATTTTTTGAGTGCTTAAATAGAATTAAGCACTCTTTTTTTTATGGCATATCTGAATCATAATCTTCCAACATTCACTTGTTATATTCGTAATGAATTTCTTTACAATCACAAACAAGGACACGGTGAGGTAACATTGTGTGATGTACACTCTGTAGCATCATTGGAAAAGCACGTACCCCTCTTTGAAACGTTTCTAGAAAATGGAGTAAATTGGACACGAAGGCCAATTCATGCATTTTGTTGGAAACCTGATGCACCAGTTCCAAAATTAGAAGAATGTATGTGGTGGGATTGTTTTTCTCCTTATGTTGATGTTCAAGTTCGTTCAAGATTGGCTAATTTACGCGCCGAACTCATCAATTATCGAGGAGAAAAAAATGAAGGTGTCTACATGTTCACTCTTGATTGGGCATGGGAGTCAAAATCAACACTGAATACTAATTTCAGTGAGACTCCAGAGCATAAATGTGCTCATTTTTTCAAGATGGATAATGGAAACTTTTATGCATACCCAAATAATAAAATTTTGTGGTATGATGATGCGTGGATTCGTAATCGAATTGCAAAAAATCCAGGGTATGAAATCGATCTAACTGAGTATTCTGTTGAAAATTTAAGAAGAATTGAGACTTCAGACGATTTTATGTATGAAATTAGGGATAGCAACCCCGTAAAAAGTTCTGATTTTAACGAATCAGGAGCAAAAACCAATGGCCAACAGTCCAATTGATAAAGGTGAAGACTTCATTCAGTCAGGAATGACATTGATTACCGAAATTTCTTCAGAAAAATACCTTCAAAAAGCAAAAAAACTTAAAAATTACAAAATGCCCAATGATCGTTATTCAAGACATTGTGGCGGTGCAGGCGGATTTGATGATTTTGTTGAAAGGTGGCATGAATAAGTCAAAAAACACGAATAAATAAGTTAGATTTATCATATTTTCATGCCCACAGAACGGGTAAGTAAGGCATTCAAGGACATCAGTATGTCATTTCAGGTAAATCCCCTGAATTATGACTTGATTGTGACTAAAAATGAGACAGCCATTGCTCGTTCTGTTCGAAATCTTGTTCTGACGTACCCTGGAGAACGTTTTTTTAACTCAAATTTGGGTTCTAGAGTCTCTAGAGCACTCTTTGATAATGTTGATCGTGTTTCCGCGTCAATTATTCAAGATGAAATTCGTAATACAATCGAAAATTATGAGCCAAGAGTGAATTTGACAGGTGTAGATGTCAGTCCAGACTACGATAATAACACTTTTAACGTCACAATTCGATATACAATTGTTGGAATTGATGTTTTACCTCAACAATTGTCATTTGCCTTACAACCGACACGATAAATGGCACTAGTTAACTTTACAAATCTCGATTTCGATCAAATTAAAACTTCGATTAAGGATTATCTTAGATCGAATTCGAATTTTACTGACTATGACTTTGAAGGATCGAACTTATCGACTATTATTGACGTTCTTGCGTATAATACATATATCTCCTCATATAATGCTAACATGGTTAGCAATGAGGTTTTCATTGACAGTGCGACTTTAAGAGAAAATGTCGTCTCTCTCGCAAGAAATATTGGTTATGTCCCCAAATCACGTTCGGCTTCAAAGGCAACAGTTTCATTTTTCGTCGATACTACAGGATTTACAACAAATCCAATTACACTAACTCTTAGAAAGGGTATTGTTTGTACAAGTGCCACAAGTTTTGGCACTGAAAGTTATACTTTTTCAATTCAGGATGATGTCACCGTTCCAGTTGTGAACGGAATTGCTTCTTTTGATGGGATTGAAGTTTATGAGGGTACATATTTAACTCAAAACTTTACAGTAGATGCAAATAATCCAAATCAAAGATTTATTCTTCCAAATGCAAATATTGATAGTAAACTTATTCGTGTAATTGTAAGAAACACTCAACAAAGTTCTTTCACCCGCAAGTTTAGCCTTGCTGATAACTTAATTGGAGTCAATAGTGAATCAAAGGTTTTCTTCATTCAAGAAATTGAAGATCAAAGATATGAATTAATTTTTGGTGACAATGTTTTTGGCAAAAAACTTGACAATTTAAATTATATTGAAGTTGCATATGTTGTGACGAATGGAGAATCTGGAAATGGAGTTTCTTCATTCACGTATAATGGTAGGATCGTAGATAATAATGGAACTGTCGTAACATCTGGAATTTCTTTATTAACGACAGATGTTACCTCTCAGAACGGCGCAGAGATTGAATCGATAGATTCAATTAAAAAGTACGCACCACGCATCTATGCGTCCCAGAACCGCG